CAACAACGCCACTTTTCATTTTGAAATCAGCGTCGCGGCCCGCAGGACGGATACGACCGGCGAGCATGGAGCCTGGCATTTTTCTGGCTGTGTTTCTCGTGATGCCACCGCAGGCACTACCGCCATTGTCGGCACCGTCGGCAAGACCACGGTGGCAAAAATAACCGATGCTTGGGACTGCAATGTGACCGCCGACGCCACCAACGGGCGCTTGGTCGTCACCGCCACGGGTCAGGCAGCCAAGACCATACGCTGGGTGGCCACCGCCAAGATCACGGAGGTCACGGCCTAATGCCCAAGAGAATCGACCAGCTGAACGATCGCACACCCGTCAACAACGACTGGGTGGTCTCGACGATCACCAGCGGACCAGCGACCCGCTCCAGACTTTATCAGCTGATCCGCAATGGACTTGACCAGTCGGTCGATACGGGTGGGAACTCCCTACCCATCATCGCTCCTGAGAGAACGGTCACGGGATCGGGCGGACACATCCTGCTCGCCCCCGGCAAAAAGCCGGGAGGACCCGGCACGGCCCCTTCCGACTACTATGGCAGAATTTACCTTGTGGCCTCGGGCGGCGTCTCCCCGACCAACGCCGACTTCTACTTCGCCTTCGACACCGACAAGGTGCTTCTGGTATCTGGCCAGACAGGCTCGGGCAAGTCGATCCTCCTGCAAAGCGGCACCGCCACACTCTGCTCGGTCCACATTGGCCAGAGTCTTTCGTCCGGCCCCGCCACCGCCATTGTCGGGCCGCTGATCTCCAACGGGCTGTTCGTCAACGGTCAAGGTGTCTTTCAGGAAGACTTCTCCTCGTTTGATGTCGTCAACCCGAAGCTGTTATGGCCACGCAAGGTATCGACGCTGGCGACTTCCGGCTCGGGCGCTCCCGATGTCGGCATTGAGCGGGCGGCCAAGGGCATCCTGAAGGTAACCGATGGTTCGACGGGGGGTGGCTCTTTCTCGTCGCCGTCCACCACTCTCACCCTTGCGGGCGGGAATGCCAATAATCTTGCGATTGAAGCCGCTTCGTTCGTCCGGCTGAATGTCACCTCCACCACGACTTTGACCGGCATTGCCTCCCCCACCAGCGGCTCCCACGCCGACGGCAGGAAGGTCAGTCTATTCAATGTCGGCACCGCCAATCTCCTAGTGAGCAGCAACGATGTCGACAGCGTAGCCGCAAATCGCCTGAAACTGAATGTATCCGTCACGATAGTTCCCGCAAGTACAAGCCTGGACTTGACTTATGACTCAGCCGCATCACGCTGGGTTGTCTCGGGCGGCAGCGCAGGTTCTTCTGGGGCGCAGGGGGCAGACGGGGCTGTGCAATATGCTTCCGCTGGTTTCCTTGCGGGAGCCACAGGTGTATTTACTAATGGATCGGACCTGCGAGTGCAAGGCCCCCTCCTGACCGGATCAACCAACACGCGGTGTGGCCTTTATGTCGTCCACAAGCTGACTCAATCAGCCACACTGGAAAAGTTGACCACGGACGGGCAGGCGGTGACTGGCAGCAATCAGGTTATATTACCTGATAACGCAACTTATCTTTTTGATATTCTTGTTAGCGCACAGCGCGAAGATACTATCGGAGAGAGGGCGGCGTTTCGCTTTGAGGGAGTGGCCTTCCGGAATACCGGCGCAGCCACGGTAGACATCCTCATTGGCGGTGTCAGCAAGACCAGCATCTCCAAGTCTGAAGTTCCTTGGGATGTTTCCATTGCCACGGATACGACTAATGGGGCGATCAGCATTCAGGTAACCGGCGAGTCAGCCAAATCCATTCGTTGGGTGGCAGCCGTCAAAACAGTCGAGGTGCGTCGTGCCAATTAATTTTGACAAGAGTCCAGCGGGGTCAGTCACACTCAAGGCCCCTTCTTCTGGGTCGACGACTTTCACGCTGCCAGCTTCGGACGGCAGCAATCGCCAGCTGATCATCACCAACGGTCTGGGTGTCCTGAGCTTTGTGTCGCTCCAGGCTTCCGACATCCCGACTTTGACTGCGTCAAAGATCAGCGATTTTGACACGCAGGTCAGGACGAGCAGGCTGGATCAGATGGCGGCCCCCACCGCCGCTGTTGCCTTCAACAGCCAGAAGATCACCGGCCTTGCCGATCCCACCAGCGCTCAGGATGGGGCGACAAAGAACTATGTGGATTCCGTCTCGCAGGGTTTGGACCCTAAGAACTCCGTCCATGTCGCCACCACCACCAATCTGAACCTATCCTCCCCTGGCGGCACCATTGACGGTGTGACGATGGTCTCGGGCGACCGGGTGCTGGTGAAGGATCAGACCACAGCCAGCCAGAACGGCATCTATGTCTGGAACGGTGCTGCTTCAGCTATGACGCGTGCTTCGGACGCCGATAGCACGACCAAACTCAACGGTGGCGCGTTCGTCTTTGTGGAAGAAGGTACTGTCGCATCAACTACTGGCTGGGTTCTGCAACAACCGGCTGGCACCTATGTGCTGGGTACCACCGCCCTAGTGTGGTCTCAGTTCTCCGGCGCTGGCCAGATCACAGCGGGAACCGGCCTTACCAAGTCGGGCAATACGATCTCTTTGATCAGTCCGGTCACCACCGCTAACGGCGGTACCGGATTGGCAACTATCGGCACAGCCAATCAGTTTCTGGCTGTCAACTCAGGTGCGACGGCTCTTCAGTACCGTATATTAGCCTCCAGCGATATACCTGACATCTCGGCAACCTATGTGACTTTGTCGGGCGCCCAGACGATCTCGGGGGTCAAGACCTTCTCAGGCACCCCGATCTTTTCCTTGTTGACGGGATATGTCAAAGCCAACGGGGCTAGTGCCCTAACAGCTTCATCAACTGTGCCAGCAGGAGATATCTCTGGTACGCTTGGTGTTAGCAATGGTGGTACTGGTGCTGCAACACTCACCAGCGCCGGTGTTCTTTTAGGCAATGGCACATCAGCCATCCAGGCGACTGCGGCAGGCACCGCCAACCAAGTGTTGCGTGTTCCATCCGGCGGCGGTTCTCCGGCCTTCGGATCAATTAACCTAGCCAGCACCGCAGCTGTTACCGGCACGCTCCCCATCGCTAACGGCGGTACGGGTCAAACCACATTTGCCTCAGGCATCCTGAAGAGCGATGGCACGAACCTGTCCTCCGGTTCTCTGTCGGCGTCGGATATCCCCGATATCTCGGCGACCTATGTCACCGTCAACACCAACCAGACGGTCAACGGGGTCAAGACTTTCGCTAGCGGTTTGATCGCCAGCCAAATCACACCTTCGGTGAACAACTACTTTGCAATTGGCGCCTCGGGCATTCCTGTCCGACAGATGGATCGCTGGATCGGCGTCAACAACTCAAAGAATACCGATCTCTTCCCCTACAACACTTCGACTTCGGTCTCCCCTGTCGATTTGTTCATGGATGGCTCCAGTGTCCGTCTCGGACTTTCAAATGGTGAAACCTGGTACTACGAGGCCAAGGTTCTTGGCACACAAACGGGGGGTGTCTCGGGTACCGTAGGTGATAGCTTTGGCACTCGATTTACTGGAGTGATCAAGCGTTCTTCCGGCGGTACCACTTCTATGGTCGGGTCAACTTCGCAGGATATCGATGCTCGCGACGCCGGAGCGGCGAACTGGGCGACCAGTGTGACCGCCGACACAAGCAACAATGCCCTGAAGATTAGCTGCACGGGCGAGACCAGCAAGACCATTTACTGGCAGTCGAAGGTGTCCATAGTTCGAGTCGGCACTGCGGGCGGTGGTGGTGGCGGTGGTGGCGGCAGCGGTCTGGGCAGCGGCTTGGCTTAATTTGGAGTTTGATAAATGGCAACTAGAGTAATCGCCGCCCAGGACAAGACCTCGTCAGGGGCGGGCGATGATGTCCAGATTAAGGCAGGTAGTGCAAACACCTCCGGTGCGGGCGGCTCCATCATCATTCAGCCTGGTGCCCAGGCCACGAGTGGTGGAAACGGCATAGTGATCGTTCGTCAGCCTAGCGGCACAGCAGGCACGGACGAAATCCAGCTTTCGCACGATGGCAGCAAAGGCTTTCTCATTAACAAAGATGGCACTTTGCAGCTGGGCGGGGCCAATATCGCCATCAGAAATGTGGCAAACAACGCCAACACCACCCTCACGGCCACCACGCTTTATGCAACAGGAATCTATTCAAGCAATGTGATCAATGCTGATGGCGTCACCATCGACTCTTACAGTTGGGGCATCGATAGTAGTAGTCTCAACTGGGGTCAGGACTTCAATTTGCGTGTGGGTTGGTCACACATCAAGGGCTATGCCAACTGCGGAATTGCTTACACCGGCAATAACACCAATGGTCGCAGAGCTACCTTAGAAGTTACCGACGGTAGCACGGGTGGTGGGGCCTGGGCCTACCGGTCGGCCACGACGACTGTCAACACCTCCTACAACGACCTCAATCTGACGGGTCATTCGGCCTTCCAGAGGTTGAACGCAACCGCAGCGACCACAATCACTGGTATCGCCCCCGCCTCCACGGCTGGCGGTGTTGGTGCTCCCACCTGGATTCACACCGACGGTCGCATTTTCTGGCTGTACAATGTCGGCACCTTCAATGTCACTCTGGCGAACGAAAGCGCATCCAGCACGGCGGGCAACCGCGTCACCACCCAGACCGGGGCCAATGTCGTTCTAGGTCCTGGCAGGATGATGCAGATCGTCTATGATGGCACCTCTTCTCGTTGGCGCACCAGCGGCGAAACCTACCCGTATGTTTTCCCCACCGCCGACGGCACCAACGGCCAGGTCCTAACAACCAATGGGAGTGGCGCACTTTCGTGGACGACAGTCTCAAGCAGCGGCGGCACCGTCACGAGTGTCAGCGGCACCGGCACGGTCAATGGGATCACCCTAACTGGCACCGTCACCTCAAGTGGCAGCCTGACTTTGGGCGGTACCCTGTCGGGCGTCAGCTTGGCGACTCAGGTGACTGGCACCTTGCCCATTGCCAACGGCGGCACTGGCACGACCACAGCACAGCTAGCAATTAACGCCCTAGCAGGTGCGGTTACCAGCGGATCGTATCTCAGAGGCAACGGCACTAATGTTGTCATGGCAGCGATTCAGGCAGCTGATGTACCGACGCTGAATCAGAATACGACCGGCACAGCATCAGGCTCGGTAAGCGGAACGGCATCGTATCTGGCGAAGTTTACTGGCACTAATGTGGTTGGCAATTCGCAAATTGTTGACAACGGAACTAGCGTCATCATCAATGGGACGTCGACCAACTCAGCCCAGAAGCTAGTAGTCAAAGATGGCAACCTGTTCTTCGACGCAACAGCCGGTAGCAATAACCCACAAATATGGAGTTGGTTTGATAGTAGCACTTTAACGGTTAAGGCGGGCACAACAGCTGGTTATGTTGCAGGCATAGACTTAGTCTCCGGCACCAGCGGATATCAAGCGTTTTCTACAGCCAGCTCCGAGAAAATGCGGGTCACTTCCGCAGGTAATGTTGGCATCGGCACGGCTTCTCCAAGCGACAAGCTCCATGTCATCGGCAATGTCAGAGCGGGTAATTACACAGGCGGAGGCGGCACATACCTTGCGCTAACTGGGGACTTGCCGAACTACGCTGGTGGGTTGTACCCAACGCTGAAGTCAGATGGCAACATCTATTTTGCAGCCAATGGGTATTACGCAGCTTACCTTGCTCAATCTAGTGCTGGCAATCACTCTTTCATAATAAACGATTCAGCAGTTAATAGTAAAGTAGTCTTAGGATCTGCCACAACATCCTATTTTACAGGCGGCGCAGTAGCGTTTGGAGCCACTACTGCTGCTGGTGGCGGCCAAGTTTATGTCGCACCTCAAGCCGCCGCAACAAAAGGCCTAGTAGTTCGTGGAGCATCCGGCCAGTCTGCGAATCTGCAAGAGTGGCAGCTTGACACAGGCACCGCACCTATTTATGTCACTTCGGCTGGTACGCTGACGATTGCAAAAAGCGGAACTCGTCCAACCTATATCGTGTTAAACAACACGGTTTCTACTGAATCTGTTGAAATCAGCATGCAACAAAATGGGGTTCAGCGTGCCGCCTTCGGCATTTGCGGAACCACCAATGCTTATATTCTTAGTCCACCCAGCGCCTCGGACTTTGGATTTCGCGCCGACAATGTGAACATTCTGTTCTCCATGAATGCTGGTAGTAGTGTCCAGGCAATGTTTACTTCTGGCGGTTTGTTTGGGGTCGGCACAGCCACAACCGCTGCGGTCACAGGAATGATTCAGGCGAATCCCACATCGGCTTCGACCAAGGGAATTGTTGTCAAAGGCTTCGCTTCTCAAGCAGCCAATCTCACAGAGTGGCAAGACAACACGGGTGCGGTTGTTGCTGCCGTAAGTCCGAACGGGGCCTTCACGGGTTCGTCTTTCACGCCCTACGGGACGTTTAACTCCACAACCACTATCTTCGGGAATAATTATTGGACTCCGAATTACACCGGAGGTGTCACCTCCCCTAGTGCTGGCACTTACACGAAAAGTA